ACAGCTGAAAAGAGGAATGAAGGGAGAGTTAAAGAGAGTGAAAAGGAAAAGTAAAGGAAAGTGAAATGAGCACAAACAGCATGCTAAAAGAAAGTGTGAAGTGGTTTGGGTAAGGCCTGCCAAAATAAATCGGGCCTCATGTACTTACGGGCCTTGATGGCCACGTCCATGGCCATTGGGTCATCAAGGTCGGCCCAAGCCAAAAGACCTAAGTAGTTCTGCCATTTGTCTTGAGCAGAGGGATCACGGGACTCCAAAATGAGCGATCTGTAATTAATCCCCTCAGCAGAATATTTGGGCTCAACGCCACCAAGTTCAAAACCGGAGAAATCCCCGACGTCACCGTTAAGGTTCTTGAAGATCCATGGAGAATCTGGAAAATTCTTGGAATCACAGAACCTGTCAATGGCCTCATCGTCCCCATTGATGGCAACTGTGTCCTTCGGGGTGACCTCATTGATTATGGAAGCTACAACGGCTCGCCTGATGCTGTTGAGAACCCAAGTGTACCTGTCACCAGAATTTTGCATCGTTGCCATAGGACCGTGCTGACTCCTGCTGCTCAAACGTCGAACGATGTAGCTTTTGATATAATCTGCCGGGAAGCCGCACCTGTGCATGATATACACGTCAAAATTCAGCACGCCGGCGTCACAACCAACATCCCATCTCGTGACGTCAGAAGTATGCACGCCATTACCAACGCGCCAACGTTGCTTATAGGCTTTAATGAACTTCTGGGGATTCATGCGTCGATAAAACAAGAAGTTTGTGGGGAACGCGTCAAACAACTCATTCTCCAAAAACAGGGCGTAAGGAGCGTCGGATAAAGTCTGCCCGATGTCGTACTCATGGATCAGCTGCCCAGGAATGGCCGCCTTCTGGTGTCGTTTCTCGTCCTTCTTTATGACCTGATTCTTTAGACTGATTTTAATGTCAGAACCAGTGCGGTCAGGGTCATGGGCGTCCAACTTGGCATACACCGCCTCTTTGGTGCGATGAGATTCATACTCATCAATGGTCAAGTCACAATATTCGGCATGCTTCATGGCCGACCACTTGGGAGGGTTTGGTACCAGCTTGTCAAACTCGTCACACATGTCTAGACGCTTGCACCGCGCCATGCGACGGGCATTAGCTTTAGCGGACATGGTCTTAAGACGTTTCTGCACAGAAAGGAAGTATGTTGCCGTATCCTTGCGCTTGTGATCATGAGGGTTCACAAAAGTAGCCTCCTTGAACTGGTCAGTGGCACCGCTGCGTCCAGCCACCTCACGGTCCTCTTTAGCGTGCCAATGCGTTTCCGGAATAAAACCATCAATTGCGGGAGCCACAGCCTCAATGGCGTCCACAGCGTCATCATCGCTAATGACTCCCTCAGAGACGCGGTGAGTCTCTGTGGCAGGGAAAACGTTTTGAAAGTCTTGCCTGGGAATGGAAGAACCGAACTTGGCAAACCAAGGTAGAGCCGGCATCGCCGTGTGCAAATGTCGATAAAAGGCGGCTTTAACTATAGCATCCG